CTAACTGATTTCTCCCCATAAGTCACCTAATATCTGATTAGGTGGGGCAGAACCATTCCATGTTCTAATAGGCAAGTAATAACGTTGCCCCTCCCATGTATATCCTACCCAAACATGACCATCTTGTAACATCACTTCTGTATAATCACAATATCCACCAGGTTGGAACTGATAACCCACTGGACAAGATAAGAATGGCCCCACTTTTCTTACTGTGATTGGTTGATTGCCGTTTGTGAATCTAGCACTTTCTTCCATGTAGTAAGTACCATATTTATTACGTTTCCATGCACTTGCAACTGGTTTAACTGTATTACTTGAAGCGCTTGACTCATTAGAGACAGTGGCAACCGGTATTTTACCATCCATGTACGCCCTAATCTGCTTGATAAAGTAGTCTTTAAGTTGCAACCGCTTGTCTTCTGGCAATAGACCGCGAGTTACTGGGTCAAAACCAGTGTGTAAAACCGAACTTCTATGAGGGCATGATGTTGAAGTAAATTCATTGTGCAATCTGATTGTATTTCTGTTTGCTGGTAATCCCCATTTTTTCAACAATCTAGCGCATTCTTGGAAAGTTGCCTGTTCATTTTTTAAGAATGTCGCGTTATCTGCGCCCATTGATTGACATACTTCAATACCGTAATAATATTTATTACCTATTTGATTAGCGGTATGCCAACCTACTTGTGATTCATCTAAGGCTTGCCAAACTGTGTTGCCTGATACGTAACTATGCGCAATGCCCGCTTCTAATCTTGATAAAGGTGCATTTACTAATCCGTTACGATATGCTTCAGCAGTCGCCCCTTTGCTTCCTGCGTCGTTGTGTATAACTATACCTTTAGGGTTACTACCACGCTTAGGTAGGTCATAACCTTTAACCACATCTTTGATGATTTTAAGTTCTACTGCTTTAGGTTGTGGCTTAGCTGTTTCTTTTTTAGGTGCTTGTGTAGGAGATTGAACTGATCGTGGCGCTGTCTCACTTTTAAAATTCGGACGGATAAACCACATAGGGAAATCATAAGCATGTTGTCGTCTTGTAACTTTTTCCCAACCCCAGCCGGGTTGTTCGATTCCGTCAGTCCAGCCACCGCCTAGCCAATTCTGCTCATATACAATGATGTAATCTAAAGTTGCTTCAATTACCCATGCAACGTGACCATATCCAGCACCGTAGTTGCTACCGAATACCACCATGTCGCCAGGTTGTGCTAAGAAGTCCGGTGTATTTTGGTATACAGTAGCTAGTCCATCAAAATTGTTTGCAAATGGTATATCTTTTGCACCTAAACCTTTTAGAAGTAATCCAAACAAAACTTTCCAACCAGCATTGGCATAATCAAAGCATTGAAATCCATACCATAAGTCCACATTGAATTGTTTTCCCTCAGAAGTTTTCAACCATTCTATAAACTCTTTTTTAGTTAATTTTGCTTGCATCGTCGCCACCTCCATGATGATACTCATTCACGTCAAAACCAACATCGTTAGAGGCGTCTGTAAACGGCTGTGATGTATCATATTCTTTCGGTGCTTTTGTACTTAATTCTGGCGTTAAATTACTGTCTTGAGATGTTTTCCAAGTAACCTGTTGTTCTTCTTTGCTACTATCTCTAGGCGCTTGATATGTCTGTGCTATAGATGAATCTGAGACGCCTTTTGACGTTGGATCAGTAATAACACCAATACCTGTGAGTAGCGTGAGAATAGCACCTATAATCGCGCTAGCTTGATTTAATTGAGTTGATAAATCTAATCCGAATAAGTCTGTAATTTGCTTGATAAATAGCAACAATGCACCAACTAAACCTGTTAATACTGCTTTATTTTTAAATCTCAATTTCCAGTTAATATCCATTTGTTTGCTCCTTTTACCCAAAATAAAAAACGACTAAAAATTAGTCGTTTAAAATTATTCGATGGTCAAAGTCGGAGATCCTGAATAAACATCACTTATAGTGACATACAAAATCCCGGAAGGATTACTAAAGTTAATGCTTTTACTTGCAACTCCACTATTGACTCCTGATATTCCTAAATCACTTGATCCTAAATTAGTTTGAGAAACCCTCATTATACCGCTGCGTACATTTTCTATTGTCACCTGATAATTTTTGTTAGGTTCAACTCCATTTATTGTCCATTTTGCTGTTGAATCTTCTATGCTATCCGGATATTTATTTTTAGGTAAGGGTTTAATTACAAAAGACGGCGGTTTAGACCAAACTTTTGTATTACCTGCAAATACTTTAGAGTATTCAACCCCTTTGTATACCAATTTCTTTACACCTTTTAAATTAGCTTCCATGTCATCACCCTTTAATTAAATATAACGTATTCGGGTCTTTTTGATATATATAGTTATATTCATTTTCTGTTCCTGTCCAAATTTTAACCGTCGGTTGAGATGCGCCTTTTAGTTGATATAAATTATCCGCTTGTTGTTTAGTAAAAGCTTGAGACGACAAAACATACCTCTCGTCATGATTATGATTTATGTCTGATTTTCTTGATAAAGCATTTTCTAATCCTTCAATCTGTTTGATTGTATGACTATGATTTTTATCTGCATACAAACTGTTTAATGTTTGTTTGAACCTCTCAAAATCTTCTGTACTAACTTTTGAGCCAATCTGTTGCAATACACTTTCTGAAATAGAGTTGTTTTGTATTGCTTCTGCTAATTCTCTTAGTGTATTCATAGATTCAGGCGCGCTATCAACTAGTTCAGCAATTTTTGAATCCGTATACGTTTTAGAGTCGTTGAGAGTTGTATCTTTGATTTTTTCAACTTCTTGCAATTTATTTTCTAACCCTTCAACATTTGCGATATTGATTTTGTCCAATAACTCAGGTTCTGCTTTGATATCTGTATCTTTACCATCAATTTGCCACATTTTAGTGTCAGGATTGATTGATACTACAGTACCGTTTTTACCGGGTGTGCCTTGTTCTCCCTTTTTACCTGTATCACCTTTCGCACCAGGTTGTCCCGGTTCGCCTTTATCACCTTTCGCACCTTTAAATCTACTTTCATTCTTTTCGATGTAAGAAATGACATCTTTATCTATTTTCTCTTTAAAGTCTTTGCTCAATAAATCTGTCGCGTTATCTTTTAAAATTCTCGTAATAGCATCATCTACCAATTTAACATCGATTTCTTTTGCTACAGCAGATTCAATGCCACTATCAACGATATTGAAAGAAAAGTTCGCGACATGTATTTTTTCTTCTTCTTTCTCTAAAAACAGCTTACAACGAACATAACCAGCGTGTTTGATAACCTTTTTAGGTATCTTGTAGGTAAGGAACCCTTTTACAACATCGTCGATAATAAGGGGCTCATTTTTGAATATAGAGCCATCTTCCATAAATAAATGTAATCTAGGTGTTAAGCCATGTGCTTTTAGATCGATACGACCTTGTTTGTCATTGATACCTATTCTTATAGATGCTGTATTTTCATCTTCAGTGTAAAATCGACAGCCAATGTCACCTAAGTCAACACCATCATTTTTTATTCTCGTTTCAACATCTTTTATTTTGTACATTTACACACCTCTTTATTTATATTTATCTCTTATAAAGTAGATACCTTTTAAGCCGATTTGTTTATATAGCTTAGCGATTGTACTAGCTTGATGTTGGCACCACTCTATAGCAGTAGCGTATTGGTGCGTAGCTGGATTCTTAGGATTCCATCTGATTCTGTACAGTGTATTCTGCCCTTTGTTGATGTAATCCTTTCTTACGAAGCTAGCACCGCCCATGATTGCTTTTGCTGGAGATGTCCAACCTTTATTCCTTGCAAACGTCATTGCGTAGTTAGGATTGTTGTCGTAAGCGCCAATGCCGAAGTAGTTGTATACTCCATCTTTTCCGTTAGCGAAGTTACTTGTTCCGTATCCACTTTCTAAGAAAGCGTGCGCGATCAAATAGATTTCGTTAATGTTGTTTTTCTTACAGGCTTCTGCAAATGCTTTGCCTTGTCCGTCTAGCGTTCCTTTCCCTTTGAGTATCTTATTAAGCGCACTAACTGAAACGCCTTGATACTTGCCTAAATTAAGCATTTGATAGCATTGTGTGTTACTTTCCCATATTCGCTTAACATTCATTGCTGAGCTCGTTTGTGCTCGTGTTGCATTAGCCCAGCCCCATGTATGAGATTTTTTCGGGTTACCCCTAGACATTTGTCTATCCAGTGCTTGCTGGAACGTGAACGGACTTTTTTCAGTAACGATGCTTGGTTTTTCGTCTGATGCAGTGGGTCCTCTTGTTGACGCACTGTCAACCGATGTTTTATCACTAATTCTTATTGTTGTTTTTGTAGTTACTTCTTTAATATTTTCTCGTTTTAATATATCTCGTTTGATGTACGTCTCAAGCATTTTCTTTTTGACTTGCTCATACTTTGCGTCATCCGGTATACCTTGCTTAATCAAGTCGTAATTAATTAAATCTTTCATACTACGCCAAATATTAGGGTCTACCTTTAACGTTGTTTCAGATAATTCTTTATCTGTTCCTGACAACAACCATACACCCCGTATTAAAGCTTGTATTTGGTTCATTAAGAATTGACGCTTACTATCTGTTCGACCACCACATACTTCAATAACTAGCCAATTAGGGTGACGCGGGTCATCAAAATTGGTTGGTCTAGCAAGCCATGTAGCCTCTCTATCGACATATAAATGCGGTATTTCATAATCGCTTATAAACTTATTTCTTTGCGTATACAGTTCGTCTACAGAACGCATATGCATTGATTCTTTTATATATAATCCTTGAATATCTAAGCGTTCATCACCCATTACAACTATATGATCAATGAAATGCTCTTCTTTATCTAAAACATTGCTGTAAGCAGTGTATTTTACTGTTTTAACTTCTTTAAATTGCGGTTTCTTCGCTTCGCCAGTAATTGTTGAGTCATTGGCTTTTGATGCTGAACTTGTATCAGTACTACTAGGTTTGCTAGTATCTTTTGAATATGGAGGTCTCACAAAGCCTGTAACACTTACATAAGGGTGTCTTACTAAACTTCCCGGAGAACCTGTCCAACTATTAGAATTAACCCAGTTTTGGTCAACGCTATAAAAATAACTTTTATTAGATGGTCCTACTACTATTGCGGTGTGTCCGTCCGAACCTATTCCGTTGCCAGGGTGCCAAACTGCGATGTCTCCAGGTTCCGGTACAAATCCAGATGAATAACGATAGAATCGGAAACCCTTAGGATATCTGTAATTAGCCATATCCTTAGCATTGCCCCATGTTACAAAACCCCAATATCTTTTAAAAATAAAGTTAGGTGTATCCCAACATTGACTGCCCCGATAATTATCTATATTAATCCTCTTACCAATATTCGACTTTGCCCACTCCACCACTTCGCTAGCTGTAGGCTTTCTAGTCTTTGGGTTAGGTAATCCCATGTATGCACCTCATTTCAATCAAAATAAAAAGCCAGTGCCGAAGCACTGACTCTTAACTGTTATTTACATTTACCAAACCAGAAGCACGCCCAGAAGCTATATCCTAAAATCCCTTTAAGCATGGTAATCACCTCCTTTAAATACCAAAAATAGTTCTTAGTAAAGCTATGACAATCGTACTGAAGATAGTCCCTATCAAACCGAGAATCCACATTTTCATATCGCGTATATTTTTGTCGTTTTCTTTCTTATTTTTTTCGTCTATCTGTCTTTCCCTCTGGATAGCATCTAAAGTTTTATCTAATTTAATGTTAACTTGCTCTTGAGTTTTTTGACCTAATTTAATCTCATTGAGAGTGCTAAGCATTGTTTTATCATTCTCTTCTAATCTTCTAATTCGCCATTCATGTTCGTGCCGTTTGGTAAATCCAAACATTACGCCACCTACTTTGTGTTAAATTAAAAAGCCTCAAGCATTACACCTGTGACTTTTCATCTTTTGCCTCTGGATATTTTTCACCAGTGATCAATGCATATTCTTCTTTGTCGATTACACCCATGTCTACGTACCACTTAATTTGGTCATTTTTATAGCAACCCCACACATAAAAAGTTTTAATGTCCTTGAAAGTTGGATAAATCATCTTAATTTTCTCCATTTAAACGTCCCCCTCAGTATTTGTTTTGTTAGTTTTCAGTTCGGTCAACTGTTGTGTTAACATAGCGTTTTGTTGCGTCAATTGCATTGTCAACATGTTCACTTGCGTCATCTGCATTTGCATACTCGCAACCATTCCGCGAAGTTCCTCATCACTTAAATCTGACGCACTTTGTTGGTTTGATGCATTCGGTACGTCTTCTTTTTCGAAATTGCTATTGTATTTAATTTCGCCGTTAGTGAAAACAAACTTTCTAGGTTCGAACTCTTCTTTGAATTTGATAGGCACATTGTTATCGTCTACATCTAAACTATTACGTAAACCGCCAGTATTAACGAATCCGATAACTTCGTTTTTATCGTTTACTGTGATTTTCATTATTTCCACCCCATAATTTTAGTTATAGTAACTTTGTTGGCATTCGCTCCAGAACCTGATGTTTTACCTAAATCAAAGTACACATCGTTATCTATTCTTAAAGTAGTGCTACTTGTTTTGGATAGTAAGCACTCATAAATACCGCCACCGTTGCCGTCTGAGTCAACTACATTCGCTTTACTCAATTGAATCGCGTTAGGTAATGCGGTTAGTCCGAATCCCTCAATAACGCCACCTGGATAAGTTCCACTTACCAACAAAATAGAATAGTTTGTGTACGGTTCAGTTAGATTGATTGTTGTACCTACACCATTTGCGCCACCGTCGAACAATACCGTTGATTTATGTTCATTAGGAACTGTCCACTGTTGCTCAAGTCTGCCGTTTGTGATTGATCGTGTGTAAATCTTTTTAGAGTTATAAGGTGTGAAGTTAAATAGCTTGTTTGTATCATCTTTAACGAATACCGATAAATAACCCTCATAACTTTCAACGCTACCTGGTAAATCCGGCACTCTTGTTGCATAGTAATTACCAGCAGTTAAATATCCCAAATCGCCTTGCGCATTATTTAAGTTAACTTGAATTGATTGACCATTCGCCTCTGTCATCTTATGTTGTTGCCAGCTCGTTGTTCCGAATTTATCATCTACATACTGCTTAGCTTGATTTAAAGCGTTGTTAGACGTTTCTTCAACAAATTGCTTAGTTAAGTTTCCATCATTCTTTTTATAAAACGGGTACCATGTGCCGTAGATTTTGTATTTTGTGTACTCATCGTTTGAATCGTCTGGGTACCATGTTGCACGAGCAGTATTATTATCAACAACATAAACAACTAACACACCAGATTTGCTTGATGTATAAGTTGATTCATCGAACGAAGAACCGTCATCAACACCATCTTGTCCAGGCTTCTCTAACGTGCCTATATCCGTCTTTTCTGGCGCATCTGTTGCGTTAGTAATATGAATAATCCTAGATGTGTTAACTGTGCTTAAAACGCTATCTATGGACTGTTCAGACGATTCAATCGCTTTGCCATAATCATCAGTAATCTTAGACTTTTGCCAATTGACTGTCGAGTTGCCTTTGACAAGGTCAGCACCATTGATTTGTTGTTCAACTTCGTTAACACGTTCAAAAATCGCTTGCTCTTTATCAACTATTTTATCGAATTCAGCTGTAACAGCTTGTGTTGCACTAGTTTGCGTCGCAGTAATAGCTTGTATAGCTTCGTTTTCCTTGATTTCGATTTGTTGAATGCCTTTTGTCGCACTATCATTCACTTTTGCTATTAACGTTTGTGTATCAGCCATATTTTGCTTTAATTGGTTAAAGTCTTTACCGACAGCTTCGATAGTATCTTGAATAGATTTGATATAAACAAGCTTTGTTATACCATCAAACCCACTAACTAAATCATTTTCAATATTGAAGCTAAATTGACGTTCAACAACAACATTATTACTCCCGTTTTGTGTAAAGAATGCCTGAGCATGCACCTTGCCTGAATGTTTTAAAAATTCATTCGGTATCACATACTGCAAACGCCCATTAATTGCGTCTACTATCGTTAATTCGTCTGAAATATAAGCGCCTCTATCTACGTTATAATCATCGGTTTTTAACACGATAGATGTTTTAACATGTTCAGAACTTATAGATAACGGTCTGTTATTCTTAGTTACTGCAAAATTTAAAACACCAGTTCCTCTATCTGATTCATAGAAACTGATGTTTGTGTCAATAACCGGATTATATTGTGATGTTGTTTGTAACTCGATTAAGTTATCATCTTTCGAAAAATTATCTACTACCATTATTCAACCACCTTTCCTTCGAATAAACTCCATTTACCAACGCCACCAGTACCAAAGTTTCTAACTAAAAATTGATGTGCAGACGGGAAGTTATTACGTCTTAATACTTGTGTTGTGTTACCTGGTGTATTCGATTTTACTTCTAATATCCAACCTGCAATACCTTTAAAGTCTTTAGGAAAATCAGTAAATCGTTTTGATTCTTCAGTAGTGATATAGAAATCTAAACCAACGATTTTTAAATCTGATAATTTTGTAATACTCTTAGGGATATGTTCCCAATAACCGGCGTTTTGCGGACAGAAATTCCATGCTCCGTTGTTTTTCTTATTGAAAATGTCAATGACACGTTCGAATTTAAGCATATTTCTACCTGTGCTGTTTCTGGTAAGTACTTGTCTTAGAGCACCATTATAGTGTCCAGGCAGTACATCAAAGAACCAACCTGCATCTCTAAACGCTTTCGGTAACGGGAAATCTAACGCATTTTGTGTGTCTTGCGTATAGATATAGTAATGACCAACTTCGGTAACATCACTTAGATATGCTGGGTTTTGCACTGGTAATGGTTTAACACGCCCACCTGAATCAGTCATCGATACCTGAGGTGCAATGTTTTTTAAGAATTGGTTAACACCTCTTTGGCCGATAGAATAAATTGAGTGATGTCTGTTGTTACCTGGTCCAATAGTTACCCCGATTAAAAGTGCTTTACGTCCTGTTTCTAGATCGTAATACATATCTAGACCCTCAGCCTCTTGGAAATCTCCTTTAAAGTTGTTATTCACACCGCCTATATCGATACGACGTTTAAATAACAATTCTTTCGTTTTGATATCAAAGCCTTGTAAGTAATTAGGATTAGCCGGATTAGAATCGCCAGTGTACCAATATAAGATACCCGCATCATAAGCAATACCTTGCATAGGTTGCGTACCTGATGTGTATTGCATAGGGATATCCATTTGGTACAGTACTTTGTCTATACCTTTATCAATATCGTCAGCACTTCTTACTTCAACAAAATTTAATGCGTTCTTAGCTTGTTGTTCAGAAGTTTTATATTCACGTCTAAAAACCATTAAGTTTTCTATAGGATTATAAATTGCTGACGTATATCTATCGTTAAATACATTTGGCATAACGTCTTGCATTTCGTTGCCATACGTCATTTCTCCGCTTCTGTATTTAAAGCGTACAAACTTGTTATTGTTGTTAGCGTCTAACACTGCTGAATAAATCCACAACTCATTGCCGATATATCTATAGGCGTTGTGTGTGCCGTGTCCGCCATTTTTAACTAGCAGTCTATCAATAAATTGTCCGTTAGGCTTCAATCTAGATAACATGTAATGATTGCCTGGACGCGCTTGTGTCATGTAAATAATTTTTGTTCTAGGGTCTACCCAAAATGATTGCATTACTGCGTTAGTATATGGCGATAAATCTGTGATGAATTCCGGTTCTTGCTCTTTTGGTTCAAATCGGTATTCTGTCGCTTGATATTCTTTATAGTGTTCATCTACAGCTTTCTCAACCTTTTTAGTGAAAGCATCTAGTGTTGAATAATCATGATACAAACGATCTTGCAATGTCTTATGATCATAACCAGTATTATCAACACGCGCGTCTTTTACCTCGTTGATACCGTCGCCGTTATGACCTATTATCATGTTGCTAAAACGGCCATTTAAATACGTTAAATAATCTTCAACACTGTCATTCAAGTATTTAATTTGTTTCGCTGAGTGTGCGTATATTTCTTCTTTTTGATGATATATAAACATCTCTTCAAGTTTACTCATTCCATTATCAAGTAATCGATAGTTGTACTCATGCTGAGCAACTACTTTTTCGCCAGTGATAGAATGCAAACTTGTTATTAATCCGTAAGCCATTGGTTGCCTCCTTTAGTCGTAAAAACTGTAATAATCCTTGATTAACTCGTACATAATAACCTCGTGACCTTTTTCGTTAGGGTGTAAGCCGTCCTCCATGCTCGCTTTCCTAAAAGCTGGATTGTATGGCTTAAAGTAGTCTGTGTGATATGCGTCAAACACTGGTACGTCCAACTCGCTACAAGCTAGTATTTGAGCGTTGACATAATCCTCTAACGTTAACCCTAGTTTGTTTTTATCCGTATCTTTACGGCGTATCGTTGTACCACGCATAGGACATTGTCTAGTAGCTGTCATTACTAGTATTTTTGAATCCGGATTATTCTTCCGTATAACTTCAATTGCAGAACAAAAGGCACCATAAAACGTTTTAGTGTCCGTTTTATCAGTGCCTATCGGTACGCCTGCCCAATAACCGTGTAACCAGTCATCATCAGTGCCTTGTAATATGATTAAGTCGCCTCTTATTTGTTCCGCTTGCCTATAAATACTATTTTCAACGTTGTTTGTATCTGTAACAGTTGCTATAGTTGCGCCACCTTTTGCAAGGTTGGTCGTTTTAGCTTTTAATTTCTTGCCTAACATTTCTGTGAAATTAGTTTTTGCATGCGACCCTCTAGCTACAGAATCGCCAATCGTTCCAATAGATTTGATATTTCTTATACTTGATTGACTCGTAAAGTCGTACATGATCGTGCCATTCGCAGTTGTAACTGTTTTAGTACTCATCTTATCGACTTTTGCGTTTATTTTTTCATTCTGCTTAACTAATTCGTTATTTATAGATAAACTAGCGTTAACTTTAGCGTTTAGTTCTCTCAAGTACTTAGCTGGGTCTGACTTAGTTGTTTTTACATTCTTAACATAGTTCGTAGCTTCATGGATAGCTTTTCTATATCTGTCACGCATTGTAAAATCGCCTAATACTACATCTTGTTTAATAATGTTATTGTACGCATCTCTATGTGTAGTGATTTCGACTATTCTCACTAAATCGTTATAGCCTATAGTTGGTTCAGCTACTCTTACAATATCGCCAATTCTAGGGTTAGCCTCTGGAAAATGCTCAGGCTGTGCTACGAAGTCCAAAGAAATAGAAGCAGTGACACTTTTCTTTATCACTAGCTCCATTGATTTTTTCAAAACATCTTCTTTTTTTATGCGTCCATCTATTAACGGAGGCGCTTCCCTTTTACCAATCAGTTGTGCTAATGGGTGTGTGAATTCGAATTGTAACCCAGCCTCTGTAAAAGTTTGCTGACCGTCAAAGTCGCCATAACCTCTTATATATGTGTAGCATTTAGAAGCATCTTCTTGAATTTTGACGTTATCAGCATTTACACCTGATTTAATATAGTAGTTTGCTACTTTTGATAATTCGTCATACAAGTGAAATGTTTTTGTTTTAGCGTCGTACTCATATTCGAGATGATAGCGTTCAAGTCCTTTTTTGAATATCTCAAGTCTTGTGTCTCCCTTGCCTAATCCCTCGAACTTTGATGCGTCAACCTTAGTGTGCAATACGTACTTATAACTAGTTCCTTTAAATACAGTGTTAAAAAACTCTACGCCTGTGAAACTTTCGTTATATTCTTGGTAAATCCTAGAATTGTTTAGATCATCTAATTCTTTTTGTCTCGCTTTGATACTAAGTTTGATTTTGTTTCCGATTGTTGATTTATCAAGCATTACTATTACATATTCGTTGAGGTCATCTTCCCCCTTTACGTTTGTGATAGTCCACATCTTTGTAATAGCGCCGATTGCGTCGAAAGTGCTGGCATTTTCTATCATATCAATGTCTAACGTGCTATCTTCATTCAATTTTTCGTTTAATTTTGTATTAACATGAATCGCATGACCGACGCCTTGCAAACTTTTTAATAATACCGGCATATGCTACTCCTTATCTGTAATATAATTTGTGTCTAAAGACTATCTTTTTCATAAGTCTGTTGGCTTTAAAATGATTCCAACCGGGATACAACACCGGTTGTTCTAACGTTTTGTTGTATAGGTCAATATTTAAATTGCCTCTATATGTGTGCTTGTTATCAAAAATGATTTTATCGCCTGCTTTTAAATCGACATCTTTAATTACTGAGATGTTTCCTTTATCCGTATAGAAAGTGAAACCGTCTTTATCATCAGCTTTAACATCTTCGGCTAATTCAATTTCAACTACATTGAATTGGTTGAACTGTGTTAATGCTACATCTCCGTTGTAATAAACATCTCCAGAACTCGTGTTATAGAATGTCATTTGTCTACTTCTATCATTTTCATTTAGTGCTATTCTGTCCGGAACTGACCATTTTTCTAAATCGTTATCACTTTCTAAATCAGTGCTATAGCCAATACTTTCAAAGAAAGGCAATTCAGTCGTCTCAAAAGTCAACGTGATTTCTCCTGATGTCTTAGTTGTGTCAAAAGATACTTCGCTAACTAATCCAACGAATAGTTGTCTACCGTCAACATAATCTAATTCAAATTCTTGTTCTAATGGTTCGAACATATTTTCAAATTTGATAGTGTTATCCGGCGTCGCCAATTCTCTTAGGTAAAAGCGACCATAAAACAATGTTTGAATGTCTGATTTAAGATGTGAGGCATAAGCAATCTTAGGTACTTCATACCTCAATCTTAATTCAACTTTTTTATATTCTTCTTTAGCGTAATTGTGAAAACGTCCATCAACTCCATCTAAAGGCGAATAATTCCTTTTGTAACCCGAACCGATAACATTGTAATCAAGCACTCTTAAGTGTTTGTAAGTGTGAGGATTGTCACTGACGCGATACTTCACACCATTTTTAATAATTTCTACATCATGGGCTATCAATAAACAAACCTCCCTTACATTAAGTTGAAACTACCATCTTTTGCATCCATATCGTCAATGTGAGATTTAATCATGTTTAGATCGCCCTCGTTTCTAACAGTTACATTAACAATAGGTCTGTTATTTTCTTTCATGCTATGTTGCACATCGTTTGTCATATGGCCGTCAACGCTTGGTGTTAAACTGTCGTTGAATCCATCTGTCAACGTTGAACCTAACTCACTTGTGAACGTTTTACCGAAGCTAGTAGCCATTACTTTAGCTTGTGATACCGCTAAACCTTTACCTAAACCACTACCTCCACCATGTCCACTTACGAATGAAGTTACTGAGTCCCACGCTGATGAAATCGCATCGCCTACCGCGCTTACTACTTTGTGCGCAGCGTTAGCTACACCTTCTGCCACTTTGCCGATTAATTCCGCTCCGGCATTTAAAAAATCGCTGAAAAAGCTTTTAATCTTATCAAGCGCGTTTTTCATGCCGTCGCCTACATTTGAGACAACTCTTTTAAATCCATCAGCTACTTTACTTGCGAAACTTGTAACAGTATTCCAAATATTAGAAACCCATTCAGAACCTTTTGTGATAATAAAGTTTAGTGCTTGTCCCATTTTTTCGGCCACACTCGAAGCAACACGACTAAACCAACTTGTAACACTGTTCCAAATACTGCTAACAAAATTAGTGATTGTACTCCATATCTGTGACCAACTTGTACCAAACATAGAAAGTGTTCGATTCATTACGCCAGTTAAAAAGCCGATGATTGACTCCCAAACTGATTGCATGTATTGCCAAATCGTATCAAGTACATTGGTAACCGTAGTTTTAATAGTCTCCCAAGCACCCGAGAAGTCGCCAGTAAGCAACTGAATTAAAGCAGTGAACAAACCAACTATGATTTGGACTGCCACGGATATCACTGTTCCTATGGCTTGGAACGCAATTGTAATTAACGTCCACAAACCTTGTATGATATTCATAACGTTTGTGATGATACCTATTACCAAAACACCTAAAACTTGCATGAATATTTGTCCTAATACTTGTAATATAGGCATTATCGGTTGTAAGGTAGATTGGATTTTGCCCCACAATTCAGTTAACCAGCCAACTACACCTTGAATCGCACCAGAAACCGCCGTTTTAACACCGTTCCACGCTTCAGTAATAGTGTTTCTGAAATTCTCGTTTGTTTTCCATAAATAAACTAGGACACCGATAAATGCGCCAATTACTGCAATTACCGCTAAAATAGGTGCTGAAATCGAACCGAAAACACCCATTAACAATTGCATAGCTCCAGTAACTAGACTTGATGTTCTAACAAAACTTAAAATCTGTTCGATGACGCCAAATAAGCTCAAACCAAACACATTTGTAAGCACACTACTTATAGCAACAATCGGAGCCATTAAAGCCCAAAATACACCGCCTAAAATACCCATAACGCCAGCAACTTGTGCTATAGCTGGGTGTGTCTCGAATAGTTTAGCGATAAATCCAGCTAGATTAGTGATGAAATCTAACAACTTACTAGCTATAGGAGCCATTGCAGTGCCAAATGCTACTAATGCTTTTATGATGTTACCGATTAATTGCATAATAGTAGGACCATTCTCTTGAACGTAACTTATAAAGTCTTTGAACCCTTGTGATTGTCCTACTTGTTCTGACCATGCTCTAAATTGAGAAGTTAATTTAACTAACCAGTCAAAAATGTTAGAACTGTTTTGAGCAAAAGCAATCATTAAATTACCAATACCAGCGAACACATTGCCAAATATCTGACCAATCTTAGGTAAGTTAGTGGTAGTGTAGTCAATAAACGCTTTAATAGCATTCTGACCAGCCACACTATTAGCCCAATTTTGGAAAGCTATAGACATGTTCTGTAGTCCTTGAGACGCAAATTTGAACAACGGCATTAATTGAGTGAAAATGTTAATTAATCCGTCGCCAAATCGTCCTGCAGCGTTCAATAAATCTCCGAAGATTGCGCCACCTATGCTATTCAATGCTTCAAATGCTTTCTTAGCTGTTTCAGAATGTTTAACCCAATCCTCAAACTTGCGTGCGTTTGCTTCAACCAGCATAGATACTTCGGATAAGAATGGTTTTAATTGAGACATCGCACTTGTAACGCCTCTGATACCCGCTGACATCGCATTAAAGATACTTGCTTGATTCTCTTTTACAATGCCTTGCCATGTAGTTTTTAACTGATCGCTCGCATCTCTAAAATTTTGAACTTCTTTTGTTACTGCTAACGTTCCATCTTTTACCATTTTTAGTGCAGTAATAGCCATTGCACCGAAGCCAACCGCTCCAACACCAGCTACAGAGAATGCACCAGCTAGCCCAATAACACCACCACCTAATACACCAACGGCATTAAGTACTGCCATAATTGCCGGAACTAATCCAGCAATTACTGGTATTAATGCTTGTATACTAGCAATCATTAAACCTTTGACTTGTTGCGCAAAGATAGTACCGAAAGTTCTAATATTTGATGCGATGCCATCCATTGTTGATTGATACTGATCTAATGCTCTTTTACCTGCAGTCAATGCTACTTGCATTTTCGACATTCCGGTTGTATCAAAATCTAATTTAACAGTGTGTTTGCGCCAACCAGCTAACATCGCTTTAGAAGTCGCAACATTTCTTTTTAATCCGCTTGCGTCGCCGTCGATTTCAACTTTTTTACGTCTGATATTCGATAGTTCTGCTTTAACAAACGATATGACTTGTTTTACTTTGCTAGCGTCTGCATCGATATTAACTTTATGTTCTCGCCAACGTTGAGCCATCGATTTAGCTCGCGTTAGCTCTCTTTGGTAGTCTCTTATGTTTGCTGTAACTTCTGTCTTGATTTCGTCCGGTATATCAGTTTTAGCCATACGTTGAGCAGTTCTAATATTCCTTTTAAAATCACTGATTATAGCTGTAACACGAGCCAGAAAATTCTTTTCCATGCCTAACCTCCTTTATGACTTGTTTTTAAGCTGTTAAGGAACTTGCGAGTCCCTTGTTTTTGTATTTCTCTTTTACGTTTGTTTTTAGCTAGCTCACGCTGTTTCATTCTTTCGTATTCATCTTCTTGACCACGAATAATGTAATGTTCTCTTTCGTTCTGCCTAACAAAACGTTTTAGTGATTTACCAGCTTGAGCAACCGCATTATATTGAGCGCCGTACAACGCAATGTCTCTTTGGTCAATCAATGCTTGTCTAGCGCCAATAATCCAGTCATTCCATTCGGCAGGTAGCATGCTCATTAGCTCGTCATTACTCATATAACCTATGTAACGACTTGTCATCTGCCTTATTTCCGAATAGTCTAATAAGGTGCTACGGTCATGATTTCTTTGTAGTTGTTCTTCATCATCTCGATACCAGCTTTCGCGCCCTCTTTCTCGTCTTCTTTGGCTAACGATGGCGCTTGGTTCATCTGTGTCCAGAATAGACGTGATTTCTGCTTGAAAAAACCGCTATTATTCATTACGTCCAACGCACCCTGTAATAGATTTAACGTGTCGTTTTCTCTTTCGATGATTTCCATGATTTCCGCTTCAATGTCTTCTCTTTTAGGTGCACTTTTACCTAGATAAGCTGTTGCGCATTCCCAAAAGTCTACAATTGCCACTGTGTCACGTTCTAATAAAGCATTGTAAACATTAGTAAATCCTGAAATCGTTTGTTTTCTGCCTTTATTATCTTCTTGTTCAGTTGCAAACTTTTTAGCGGTTTTATCGAACATAAATGTTGCTTTTGCTTTCACTTCTTCATTGTTAATTGTTAATGATGTAATTGGATTAAAAGTTGTTTCAGTCATATTAAATACCTCGTTTATCGTTATTTTGTACAAAAAAATAGAGGGCTAATGCCCTCGTTAATTACATACTTAAATCGCTACTGCCAGCAGTTGTTTTTTTAGTTCGGTTTTCATAACTATCTTCATAAGCGTTCATGTCTTCGAATTCAACAACTGGAGCCAATGCGCTAGGGTTAAGCCATTCTTTTGGTAAATCATTGATTGTACCGTCTGCACTATTGAACTTAACTTTCGCTGTGATTTCGATTTTGTTATCTTCATCATCAAATGACCATTCGTGCTCTTCGATAACTACATATGCGAATACACCGTGATGTTTGCCATCGCGTTTTTTCGTTTCCCAAATCCAAACACGTAACTGTTTGAATTGTTTAACTGATTCTTTTAATGCTAATTGACCTTTATCTCCCGGAACGACATCAAGCGTCAACTTGATTTCTTCTTCGACAGAGTTACGGCTATAATCTTTTTTACCGCCTTGAATGATTTCAGCAAGGTCATTACTGATAGTATGTCCACCCTCTGCTAAACTACCTAAAAGCGTTGCTTCTTCGATAGTTAGCTTCTTAGCTAAATCCTTATCAGCGATTTGGAGAGCGACAATATATTTATCCTGCGCCATTCGTTACACTCCTTTGTAATGTGTTATGTCTGTATTTAAAAACAAGCCGAATGATACCGTGTTTAGTGTACTGATCTATGTCAGTAATCACTTCTTGTGTATCAATTCGACTTTTAATGAATGAATAATAATCAATTTCTATTTCGTTATTTAAAACGAAGCCTAAAAATTGAATTATTTGTGATGCCTCATCTCTATTACGTGCTTGACTATAAACATGCAACGTGATGCCGACATCTTCGACCATGCTCGTGGTCGTTTCTTTGTTAGTGACGTTTGTTTCACCCACAACGATATATGGGTAAACAGCGTCTTTCTGAACGCAATCAAAAACCCTACCGTCCAATTGTTTTTGGATAATAAGGTTACTTTTTAATTTGTTATATACTTTGTTAAATAAGTACCGTTCAACTGATACCCACATATCTTAACCACCTCATGAAAAATACTTATTAAAGAATGCTCGTCCAGCGTCTATTGCCGGCTCCCAAAAAGGTTGAGCATGTTGTCCTTTAGTAGTGTGCCACTTACCGTTTGCATCTTTGTATGACCACGGTATCTTTTTGGCTCTACTACCTCCAGCACCTGTTGCATATATACCAGTACCATAATTGACATATATTGCGTATTCACTACCAATATTAATAACACCAGTAAAACCGCTGTCTTTAAAGTCCATTGTTACACTTTCTCTAAGATATCCGGTATCAACTGGCATTAATGAAATGATTGTATTGTGAATCTTAGCAGTTGTCTTTGCTATACCTCGTTTGACCCATCGCTCCATGTCTCGCTCGTAATTTTCCAACTCTTTTACTAAGTCCCAATTACCATACTTAACCTTTGCCAATAGGTCGCACCCTCAATCTAGTTAAATTGATTTCATGTTGTCCGCCTTGGTCGACCGGTTCGCCTACAACTTCGTACGTTTTACCCTCGTAATTAAATAAAGTTTTGTTTGTTATTGGTATGTGGTACGGCGTATATAGGTTTCGGTCAAAGTCTTTGCTCATCTGATGAAATTTGAGTGTCTCACTTGATGTAGGTGTGTCCATAAACCCTTTAATTGTTTCGTTACTTTTAAAACGCTCGTATTCTTTGGGATATGTTCCTACGACTTCAACCTCTCCAATTTCAATTGTGTGCGGAAACTCATCAAACGGATTAAACATATCGCTTGCCCCAGCTTAATTTACGATAAGGTAATAAATATGCATAAGCACTACTAGGTATGTCAGTTACATAGGTATAACTCACAGTGCCCATCGTGCGTGCTGAGATATTGCCGGTTGTACCAAACTTGATACATTCAGCAATAAACTTCTTAACACCCGACGGCACTTCTTTGTCATCAAACTTCTGATTACAATAATCTTCTGCAACACTTTTATATTCTTCAATAAGATAATCGATTTGCTCATCGTTAGACGAATCATTGAGTGAAAGTCCATTAATCATTTTGACGTCTTTTGCGTCCATTACTTAACACCCTCTAAAACTTTGATAAGCTCGTCTTTTTTCATATCACTATACCCTTTAATTTCACGCTTTTTAGCAAGTTCTTTTAATTCTGATACTTTCATATCAGATAAACTTTTTTGCTCGTCAGCGCTCGCCTCAGACTGTTCTACTTGCTTGTCTTCAACAAGTTTAATAGCGATTAAATTACGGCGGTTGTTTGTTGTAGATAATTCAGTGAATCGTTCTTCTGACACTTCTAATCCATCACGTGGGTAAGTGTCTCCCACTTGATATTCATGTCCGTTGTCTTGTGCATCTTCAAAACGTTCGATTACTTTATACATACGTCACTACCTCCCATTACATTTCTAAGCTTCCAGAACCTTTAGTGATTTTCACTGCTTTAGATTCATCATATAAATAAGCTACATAGTGCTTATCACTGTATAATGCAGTTGTTTTTGTTGATGCGTCACGCGCTACTTCTAAGAAGAAATCACGTTTCAAGATTAATTTAACTGCACCTTTTTTAGCTAGAATAGCTGTGCCGGCTTCTAACTTGTTAGTACGTACAATGATAGCGCCTAGAGCTTCGCCAAACGCACCTTTAACGATGATGTCATCGCCTAATTCGGTTGCACGCGTAAAGTTAGTTGATGCATCTCCACGTAATTTACCAGCATCAAGTGGATTGATAAATAAAACCATTGGTTCTAAGTCTTCATCGTTAAATTTGTCGATTGCTGATTGTAAGCCGTTTAATTTAGTGATGTCCGCATTAACAGTAAGTTTAGCTCCCATTAAAGCCTCTAATACGTCATTATCAACTTTGTTAGCGTGTGCCAAACCATGTTGACGTACTTGTTCGCCTTGTGGGTCTCCATAACCACTTAATAAAGCCTCATCTGTGATAGATGTACCTTTAGCAATTTTACGGATTTTAGCCTCACGTTTTTTAGTTTCTAAGATATCAGTTGGGATTTTTTCTCCCTCTGCAACTACTTGTGCATCTCCGCTATAAACGAATGCTGGGAATGTCAAAGTGTCTCCCGGTTGTCCTTGTAATGTGCTATCTACTTCTGCAAATGAAGCGAAACGCAATTTCTTTTCGAGTTGCGCTTGCATCATAGGCGCTAATACTTCTGGAATGATTTGATTACTTGTTTTAGTAATTCCTTGTGGCATACTTATACCTCTCTCTTTGTTTAATTTTGATTAACTAATTTTTCGAATGTCTCACGATCGTTCAAATACAATTCGTTACGTTCAGCGACACTCATGTTGTCAAACCTTTCTTTCGTTACACCTGAGTCCGGATTGCCTCCGCCTTGTGGTGTTTTACCTACAGGCTTAGACGACGCAAATAAATAAGGTTTAGACTCTTTAAGCGTTTTAATCGCTTCATCTAAACCTTTTACAGTGCCGTCGTCTACTAATTCCAGTTCATCTTTATTGATGAATGCTAGAATGTCGTTAGCGTCATTTGCTTCTTTAGCAACCGCTAACTTAACTGCGTTATTAAGTTGTGTTTCTTTATACTTTGTCTCCCACTCTGAATTTTGATTCTTTAATTCTTCGAGTTCTTTTTGAATCTCGCTATCATCTTTAACAGAGTCTTGCAATTTGACAATTTGTTTATCACGTTTAGAAATCTCTTCTTTTAACTCTTCAATTTCGGTATTCTTGTCGTTCAATCTTGAACGTGGTACCATTCCCGATTTTGATTCGTCAATCGCATCAATTACTTTCTGCTTATCGATTTCTCCGTCTTTAAATTGTCCTAACAATGTGTATAAATCCATTTAAACTACTCCTTTTTACGAGTTTTACGTGCAACGCCACGAAGAATTTTGGTATAAAAAGAAGCAGTTTAACGACATGCTAAGGTCGAGTAGTAAACTACTTTCTTTTACGTTTATATTTCTCCCACTCACGATAAGTCATTTGTGGTATTACTTCGGTTGTGCCATCATCTTTACGCACTCTCGTTGTACTAGGCAAATCATCTTCATCAATGTAATACATAAGCTTACAACGACAGTTGATGTTTTCTTTTGCACTATTCACACCAACAAACAACTTAGGCGCCTGTCCAACGCAACCGCTCGACTTGAACGGTTCGTCTATTTTCTTCTTAGCACCGTCTAGATGTCTGTGTGTGTCTCTTGTACGTGTATCTTTAGTAGCTTGCCAATACTTATACATCTGTAAGCCATTCTTTTGAGCTACCAATGCACTATCGAGTCCAGCTTGAGACATCGCTCTGCCCGCTTCTGTACGAGCTACACGCAACGATTGAGCTTTAGACATACCAATATCATCACGGATTGCTTTCGCTATTTTAGAGTAGCCCTCTCCGCTCATAATGCCTTGTGTGATATGTAAGCGTATCTTTTTCAGTACTTCATCACGATGCTTCTGTAGTGTCGGTACTAATCGAATGAACTCAATAAGTTGTTCAATAGCCGATGTGATAACTTCTTTGCTAGGAACATCAAATTGCATAGATGTTTGACTTGCCGTCTCGTATAAATAAAGGCTCATAAGGAACTTTTCTATATAAGCGTCTTCCTGCGACTTCTGAACCATCTTAGCTACTTGCCTATAGTCATCAGTCAACATTGTACCTATACGAGTTAACTCCTTATTGAGCCTGTTATATTTATTAAATTCAGTCCATGTAACATACACATCATCACTTTGATACTTCTCAAACATATCTGCGATGATTTGTTTTATCTCTTTAAGTCGATTAGCAAATAGTTGTTCTATAGGCTTCTCAGCTTTAGAGATTAGACTGTCGATATACTCATCAATATCATTCTGATTCTTTATTGTTAGATCTTTCTTGTTGTTGGGCACCGTCAGCACCTCCGTCATCTAAATTAGGCAGTTGCTTGTTGTACTCCATTTGTTCTTGTTCTATTCGTTCGAGTTCTGCTTGCAAATCTTCGACAAACGGGTGATTTTCTAATACTGTTTCATGGCTTACAATTCCCATAGATTGTTGAGCTGTTTGTACTTGTAATTCTGTGTTCGCTACTTTGTTGTAGTTGAAACTAATATCGACATCTTTATGTTCTCCTTTGATATCGAAGTGCTCAAACACAAACCAAAGCAACTCCTGTATAGCAACTTTAGCTTTGCGCGCTAACTTATCTGCTTTCAAGTTTAAGTTAGTATATAAAAACTCCAACGCAACCCCACTTGGAGCCGAACCGAATTTGTCAGAACTAAAGTCAACCGCTTGACCAAACAACATTATTTTTTGATATAACTCATCTAAATACTTTTTACTGTTTTCAACTGGTACTTCTACCTGTATTGTGTCGACACCCCCGTTATCCGATACTTTTATCGCCCCGTAATAACGTAGTAACCGTTTGAATTCTGGCAACTTTTGGTCATCATAGTTCGTTAATACATACGTTAATTCGTTTGAATCTTTAAAAGTATTGGACAAATCGGATAATCGCCTGTTATAAGCATCAATCAATGTTTTATACATAAATATATCTGATATTTCTAAATCGTTATTTTTGAATGGAATAAATGGAATCTTACCCCATGACCCTGTACTAAAATGCGTTTTTGAATTCTCCAAATTGTTAGAGTAATCCGGAATAAGCGAGCCGTTTTCATAAACGTAGTAATTAACAGTTACTTTATCCCAGTATTCAACTTTAGTTTCATTTTCCAATTTATACATCCTGATAAACGCCTCTAATTCTTCGTGCTCTTTATCAGTCCATATAGGAATACCTTGTTCCGCCGGTACTCTAAATAGCTTAAATTCTCCCTCTTCATCAAGGTAAGGGTGCAACCATTCAATACCTTTATTGCTAGCTCCTGTTAGTACACTGTGTAACTTATCATCAAATCTATTACCTAAAACTTCATCAATACGTTTAACTACTTCATCATCTGTATGTTTAAAAGCGATAGGCTTCCCTACAATATAAGAAACTTTTTGATCTACTAGGTTAGCATGGAAGTTGGTAATCATTCTGTCATCTGGTTTCAATGGGTCAACTGCTCCTGTAGCATCAACCGGCTTGGGTTCCTTAACAATATCAGGGCGTTGCTCATAATATTCTTGACCTATTGAGATTTCAGGTAACTTCTCCAAATGTTGTTTTATATATCTGACAATCATTTCTTCTAGTGTTTCTGGCTTATTGTTAGTCCTCACAATAGCATCAAATATTTCTGTTTGTGTTGGTTGGCTAGGGTACAAAATATTACCTCCTTTAATTAAAGCCTGTGCCACTTGGCTTATTAGCTGTATAAACTGCATATCTTAACGCATCTAATGTGTCATCGTTTAATTTAACTGGTTCGTCTGCATTATCTTTCCAAACGTAGTTGTATATTTCTTCTTTAAACAAACTAACTTTTTCTTTGATAATGAATATTTTATTTAACTTGAATAACCTAGAAATAACTTCAATGCCAGCAATAACGGCTTTGTCAGCATATCTTGCTTTTATCTTCTCTCTTCTAAATCGTTCAATATGTTCAGGTCTAGCTGTATCACAATAAAAAAGAATATCGCCATGCCTTTTTATAACTCCTTTAGCAATAGCTACCCAGTCATCTATCTCTTTATGTCTGTGTGCGTGTTCTTCAATAACGTACTTGTTTCCGTCAAAGTCTTCCGCTACAACCATAATAGAACCATAATGCTCATATCCCCAGTCGACGCCTGCATATTTCCTTTTTATTTGTTTAGTTTTAAATTCTTCTTCTTTGATGTAATGAACTTTTTCTTTGAAATCTTTATATACAACACCTTCAGCAGAAACCCACTTACCATAAATATCACGATCTGTGAACATTCCTGTTGGTGTACTTGCGATAATCGATTCAATATATTCTTCATCTAAAAATGTATTGTCAAACAAAGTAAATTGGAATGCTTTGATATTTAGTCTTCCATTCGATAACCGTTGACCACTCTTATCAATGTAATCTTTTTTAACTGGATGCATCGGGTTTTCGGGGTTGGTATCAATTAATATCCTCGCGCCTTTGTAACTACAACGTGAGAATACCTCTTTAATAAACATATTGTGTAATGCTGTCCCCTCGTTTAAAAAAGCACCTGCTGAAGTAAAACCACGTGCTTTTTTCCATGCATCCGAGTTTTGTCCGTCGAATACATACACTTTATTACCAAATATTTTGACTGCGTTAGATTTATCAAGTGTCAACTCTCTACCTAGTATTAACTCCATATCATCTAGTATGTTACGTCTGATAGATGCTTGTGTCGCTCCTCCGATAATGAAGTTAAGCCCCTTGTCTTTATAAGTAGCTATGTGCATTAAAAAAAGCAGGATAAATACATATGTTTTACCTGCCCTCTTCGCACCACTCGCTATTAATACTTTGGGTTTATCGTTTATGAAGCAGTTCCAGACTTCTTGTTGTTTCGGGTTTAACATTTCATTAATCATCATTAACACCCGCTAACTTAATAAGTGCTTTAGCAACTTCTGCTTCTTGTGAATTATTTTCTGATTTATCCATTTGATCGATTTTTTTCTCAAGCATCTTGATTTCAGTTTCAATCTTTTTATTAGTCAGAACTTCATTGCCTAACGTCATTCTATTCATGCCGTCCAAACTAGCGAGGAATGCATCAGCTGTCGCTTTCTTCACTCCCTCTATTTCAATATCGTTCTTCGCTGTATTCTTTAGCCACTCATACTCTTCAAAAGCCTTTTGGCGTGTCCATTTTGATTGCTCAGCTACTTCTTGACGAAGTTCTTCGTACCTTATTAAAACCTTATTATTTTTAGCTACCGTGCTCGCTTGCATGTCTATATATGATTCACTTTTACCTTTGGTCGAATACCCTGCGTCAATATAAGCTTTGCGTTGGCTCTTGCCCTCGATGAGTCCCAATACAAACTTTTCTTGCTTCGGTGTTAATTTAATCAATTGTTTTCACTGTATCACACGCCTTTACGTTAATTACTCTAGTTATTTAAATACAAAAATGCCCCTACATCTTGTGCAGGAGCTACGTTCAATAAATGTGAAAGGAGGAAAATAGTTATGACTCAAATTGCAAGAATTAAACTACCCACCATATAGGCAGGTAGTAAGTGATTAATAGCGTAACATATCAACTTTACATGTTTGTCACTTCTCAATCACATCGATGAGAACATCTAATGTGGCTATTACCCCACGTCTTAAGATAATTCTTACAAATCAATTATATAAAATTAATTCACAGTTTAAAAATAGTGTCATTTTCGTCATTTCTGTCATTTTTGTCATTTTCGTCACTGTAGTAGATAAATCTTTTCTGCTAACTCATCACGGCGCGCTAAGAAGTTGTTTCTGTTCAATTTAGAGTTAGGCATCTTCTTGATAATTGCATCTCTGTTATAACCTTTCTTCAACAACTCTAAGAAGCAAAAGTCAACGTGTCCTAATCTCTGTTGTGATTGATTTATAAACTCAACTTCTTTTAACATCTGCGCATACCTTTTATTTGCTCTTTCAAGCCTCACAACAACATCTTCAACTTTGCTTGAGTTTTCCCCTTGTGGTTTCGGTAACGTCGCTTGTATACCATACTGTGCGATTGAATTGCTATCATATTCCGGTATTACATCAGCTAATACATTACACTTCATTTTATGTGTGCCTATCATATTAACAATTGACTCTTTGCTATACATCTACTCTGACACCTCCGCCCTCATCAAATCACACTGATCGCCCAACTTTGCGAAGTCACTCGGCGCCTCTACATCATCATTAGCCGTCATCATAATATATACTTGCTCAGTTACATACTTACCTAGCTCATACATTGCTAGTAAGAATAATAGTCTTAATATTTGTTTAATCATTGTTGTCATCTCCTGTATCAATCAAAAAAAGTACCTGTCTCAACATACTCTTTAACTGTTGTTCATTTAGACTGGCTAACATAGGGCTGTAAAATTCACTATCTTCATCTTTAACAGTTTTAATAAAACAGCCTTCAATCTCAGCTTTTTCTTCTGGCGTTCCATTTTTATACGTCTTAAATACCTCGGTGTGCTTTTCTGGTAATTTCATTTTAGGTGTATTAAACATTATTATCTCCCCTCTTTAATGATTTTATTTCTTTTCGAACAAAGAACCTAATACTTCTTCACTAGGTCTTTCGAATAAGGTCACTTTAAAATTATTAGTGTAGTAAACAATAGGTGTATTTTGTGACTCATATTTCTCTTTCGCTTCTTCTTTACTCTCTGCCTCAACAACTGTAAACCTTTGATTGCTCTTAGCTTTAGTTATGTGTGTATGCTTGCGTCCTGTTGAATCTTTGAATGTTGTGACTAAGTATTGTGTCACTTCCCCAAAACCTCCTTGACTCGATCTAAGATGTCTTTACACTCCGCTACTTCCGAAGCCTTTTTGCTCCACGTTCTGAAACACTCTCGAATTCCTCCACTTGCTTTAGTTCAGGTGTCCATATAGGCACAATAACCAATTGAGCTAGTTTGTCGCCTTTGTTTATGACATAACTACCATTCATACATAAAAATTTATCTGTTACAGGTAGTCGGGCATACTTTCCATCTATCTCAGCAGGACTCCGACCAAGGTTACTCATATCCTCACTCTCTAACGTTTCATTATCATTCTTGATATTAATCCCTAAATTACCATGATATCCCGCGTCTATTTTGCCTGTTTCAATCACTAAATGCGTTTTACTGCTTACACCACTACGGCTAGTTAATAGCCCGACATAGCCCTCTGGAATGCTTACAGCTACATCTGTTTTAATCACTGCCTTTTCTTGTGGCTCAAGTAGGACAGTTTCAGCTGAGAATATGTCATAACCTGCATCCGTCTTATGATTTCGTTCGGGCATTCTAGCATTTTCTGATAATAGTTTTACTTGTAATGTGTTATTCATTTTCCTGCTCCTCCTCATATTTATAGACAACTTGACCTGCCATAATCCCTACTGCTTCATCAAGTTCAATACCTTCTTTAACTGAATGTTGAATAGCATTTGTCATTCCCTCAAGTATTTCATCAAACGCTTGTGCTCTCTTATACACGTCCTCAATCTCTTTTAACAATCCCTCTGTGTCATTGCCGTTATACGCACTAGCACTTATAACTGATTGTTCGATTTGTTCGCGGTTATCCATTTGTGTCATCCTCCATAAAAATTTTATTGTTTAATTCCATTCCGAATTTAACTCTTTCATCATCGTTACCGAATTCGTTTATTAAATCTTTTTCAACGCTCTTGCAATACCTATCCCATGCGCTTGCTTTCTTCTCCAGTTCTTTGTTACAATCTCGTAACTTCGCTATATCCCCAATAAGCTCATCTCGTTGCTTCTTGTACTCTTCACGATCTTTTAATGCTTTGTGAAGTTTATCTAATAACTTGTTAGAGTTAGTACAAAGATTTTTATATTGTTCATCTGATAAGGTGAACGTCATCTCATAACCTCCAATAGCATCTCATTTTCAAAAATATTTCCAACAATTTCAATAATATCGTCATTTTCACTTAGTAATTCAGTTACATTGCTAAAAGTTATATAAAAGGCTCCTTCTTTAAACTCGATAAAACTTACTTCTCTCGAATAACAATCTTGAACAATATCCCCTTCATAAATCTCCACACCGTGCACATCTTTAAATCCTGTGTATTGTAATAGTTTTACTTCATTGAAACTTTTATAACCTGTTGAAATCAAAATGTACCCACTATTAAAATCGATTTCGTCAATAATACTCATAACTTTTTTATCTTTATCCCAAGCTTTAAATTTCAACATCATACTAGCAACTCCCCATCTTTCCAGATTAACGTCATAGTTAGGTCGTCGTTTAAGATATAGTATGCTTTAGTAGGAAAAAAATTGTCGTCTTCAAAACGTTCGTTCAAACTGATACCTTTGTGTAATAAGGATTTATAGACTCCTTCTTGAATCTCATATACCTCTAACAACCTATCAAACTTAGTCTCTTCCGTTACTTCTTTTTCAATATCAACTATGAAGGGGATATCAATTGGAATAAAACTTGACGTCGAACACTTATTTGTATTTGGATGAAAACGAACGAATCCATCACTAAATCCTGTTGAAAAAAATATTTTTCCTTGTGATAGATCCGGATTTTCTCGCGCCCACTTAATTAATTCATCTAGTCTCATTTCTTTTTTACTTTGATTTTCATTTTTACATCTCCTTAAAATAAAGTTAGTTGCTTCTGTTCCTCATATTCCAAACCATGTTGCTTTATATATATTTCGAGCTCTTCCGCTGTATCAAATGTCTTTTTCACGCCTTGCCAACCTGGTACGATATGCCCATGAAAGTAATAAGTGCCGTTTACTACATGGATATGAGCCACTCGCTCGTTATCCTGATACAGATATCTCTTAGAGCCGAAAAAATGTTTTAAGTATTCTTTACGTCCGCTATCTGTCATGGTCATCACTCCCACAAGTCAAATACTCTATCGACGTAAAACTTCGCCTTTGCTAAATCCTCATGACCATTCTTTAACGGTGCTCTAGACAAGTATTTAATTGCATTACCTATTGCGAATGCTAATTGTGGTGGGTACTGTGCCGTAACCTGTTCGATAAAATCTATAATTTCAATGTCGCCGTATGTGTAGTGCGCTGGTTGCTTAACATTGTCTTGCGCTTCGTCCATATCTACTTTTCTGTTACTGATTACGCTCATTATGCTTCACTCCATTTCTTGAACATTTGGTTATAAGTGACATCGAACCAGTACGGATCACGTGAATGTTTTTGTGGCGTTCCATCATAAAGCCATGGTCTTAATCTTCTCTTTCTTTCCTGTTCATATTCCGCTCTCACATTTTGTTGGTATCGGTTCAAAATCGCTTTTTTTCTGATTTTTTCTCTCCCTTTTTCTTCATCTTTTATTTGACTCTTCATATATTCAACTTCTTCTTTAGATTTTGAGTCCTTTCTTCCACACAATAATTCATCGCCGCGCATTTTATGTTTGTATCTATATCTAAGAAGTTCTGGAGATATATGATATTTTTCTGAAACTTCTCTCAATGTCATTAGTTTTCCTTTAATACGCACTCTTATAACTTTTCTTCTAGCCATCATTCCACCTCTAAATCTAAAACCTTGATATTTATAACGTTATATTTTAATAGTTCACCTGGATTATTAAATAAATAGTCCGCCAAATTTTCTTTTTCTTTATCAATCTGATTGTAATTAACACTTTCGACTTCTGTAGGAATTCTAATGTCAACAGAAGCATTGATATAAGCTTGATGTTGCATGCAATCACACTCCTAATCCTTCATATAAAACGGAGAAGTAAACCCGTCACTATTCAAATTCAATCCTTTTGCCCAATCAACAGGCTTATTCATGATAGTTTCGATTTCCTTAAGTCCATTTGAACCTCTAGGTATTTCTACAATTACTTCATCATGGACATGGCCAACTATTTTAAAACCTAATGCTTCAAGCCTTGCTATAGAAATCGCAAGTAAATCCCTTGCAGTTGCTTGAACAATATTCTCGACTAACTTCCCACCATACGTTTTTAACTTTGACCATTTACGGTTAAGATCTAACCCCATAAATTCAACAACTTGACTACCCCAACTATTTTCACCAACTAAAGCTTTTGGATAAGCTAAAGCTCTTCCACTAGGCAGTTCAATCATTAGAAAACCTTTTTTCATATAAAATCTAAGTCCATGTGTATGATGCGTCTTTCGGGATTTTACAGTATTAATTGCAGCCTCTTGGCAAGCCTTCCAAAAATTAACTATGTTAGGATTTGCGTTACGCCAACTATCAACTAAACCTTGTAACTCGTTTTCTTCAATGCCCATTTCCAATGCACCCATTGCTTTTAAAGCTCCAGCGCCACCTTGATAGCCTAAAGCTAATTCGGACACTTTTCCTTTTTGTCTGAGAGGATCGCCTTTAGTTATGCTTTCTACCGGTACATTAAACATTTGAGAAGCCGATGCTTCATATATCTTTCCGTGTGTGTTGAATACATCTAAACGCCATTGTTCTTTTGCATACCATGCTATGACTCTTGCCTCTATTGCAGAAAAATCACTTACTGCTAGTTCATTACCTTCTTCAGCAGTAAATGTCGTCCTAACTAATTGACTTAATAAGTCTTGAGGATGAACATTGAGTAATAAATCTAAATCATCAAAACGTTGTTCTTTAATAAGATCTCTTGCTATTTCTAATTCAGTATCTGAAATATAATGCTTTGTTAAATTCTGAAGTTGTACACCTCTACCTGCCCATCTTCCAGTACCGGCACCGTAAAATTGAAACAGACCTCTTACCCGTTCATCACTGCACATCATGTCATGCATTTTGTTGTATTTTTTCACACTGGTTTTAGACATTTGCAATCTAATTTCTAGCATTTTTTTAGCTTTTCCTGTTGCTTCTTTTAAGTACTCCTGAACCGTTTTCTTTTGTAAATTAGGTATATCTAATCCTTGTTCATCCTTTAACCAAGCCAATAACTGTGTAGGACTATTAGGATTTTCTAAACCTGTTATATGTTTAGCTTGTTTAAGCAATTCTTCTTTACTCTGCTTATCGAGCACATTAGCTCCTAACATCAATGATTTAGAAAGCTTAATACCTCTGTCGTTTATATGTTGGTCAAAAACCCAATATGTTTGTTCAATTGCAGTTACTGGAAAGTCTTTAATTTTATTAGCAATCGCCATTTCTACTTCTACATCTCGAATACAGTAATCTATAAATTGTTGCCATTTTTCAAGATCATGTTCAGGTAGGTTTCTTGTTCTTCCTCCATTAACTTTTGTTGGTTTACAAGGTATAGAGAAATAACGAATTAAATTTTTACCTGCTTTATCTTTTTGGCTTTGTAGTCTTAAAACTTCTCCAACTTTATCAAGCGAAGCAGGTAAGCCAATACGCATTGAATTAACCATTGTGCAAATCCATTCTTCAGGTGGCATCTGTTTATTAAAATGTTTAGCAAGACAAGTTCTTTCGAAATTAGCATTGAATGCATACTTTTTTACAGCAGGGTCAAATAGAGCAATTTTAAACGTCTCATAATCAGCGTGGAAAGGCTCATTATCTACTTTAGTCATGTCAATCGCACTAATCGCTCCACCATCTATCGAATAAGCTATAATTAAAATTTCGAAATCTTCAGCTTCTGTGTATTTATAGGCACCACATTTCGAAATATCGTTACTGCTGTATGTTTCAATATCTATATTCATAAATTTCAAATTCTTGACACCTCAATTTCTTTAAAATTAAAGTGGGGCTAAAAACCCCACCTATTGACTTATAAGAAATCCTCATCATCAGTGTCTAATTCATCAAAATCATCTTCTGCTGCACTTGCACCGCCAAGAGGTTCGCCTTTTTCTACAAGTTGAATGTTGTTCAATCCAACTGCGATACCCTTATTACCATTTGTGTTGAATGGAAATAAATTGATTGAAGCTCTAATATAGTCACCACTTACAATAGTTCCAGAATCCGTTAATCTAATTTTGTTTTGGTCAATAATACCAGGTGCTTGTTTGCTTGATGCGTTAATAAAATAAGCGTCTTGATAATTCACATCATCTTCTCTTTCAGTATCTCCATCACGTAATGGAAGTTTCAGATTTGCAGGAACTTTGCCTCCAAACTTACTAACTTTTCCTTCTTCTTTAGCAGCTTCTATAGCTTGTTCAATGGCTTTTATCGTACTTGTATCTGATTTAGGAATGATTAAACTGATTGAATACTTTGCTTCTTGCCCTTCTTGCATACTGTGAGGTTCAAAAATATGTGCATATGATGCTCTTACTTTTCCTGTAATCACTTTAGTTTTATTTAATACTTTTGCTTTCATGTTTATATACCGTCCTTTTTAATTTTTATAGTTTGTCAAAATCATCTTCAGCAGATTGCTTTATAGCTGGTCGTTTATCAGACTCGGTAGCAAGTGTTAATTTACCTTGTGGCTTTTCTATAAAGCCCTCTGTAATTTTAGAAAATGCTTTTTTACCAATTAATTTTTCTAATTTCGTAATGCTAAGTAACTTGGTTTCTGTAATATCTTCAGGTTTATAACCCGCTTCAACTAACTTTTCAAGCGTTGCTTTTGTATCAGTTATCATTCTTCGCGAACGACCTTCTACAAGCTTCCAACCAGGATAGTTTTTATCATTTCCTTTCGCTTGATCTAGCGCATAATGTTCTACTTCATCAGCCCATTTTTTGATATCAGGCAGTTTATATAAAAGTTCTGCAATCTCTTCATCACTTAACAAATGTGGTGGCTTTTGAGGCACATTTTGCATGTATTCTGCACGTGTTCTACATGAATGCTTTATCTTACAGAATCTACAATGACTACCTGCTTTAAACTCACCTTCACCGTTATAAGCAAGTCTGGCTAATGGTTTAACAAAATCGGTTCCCCATTGAAGTAATCTTGATATTGGTAACTCTTCAGTAGAAAAGTTATCTATTCGTGGTTGTATGATAGTCATGCGAACTGTATGAATGTCATACATTAAACTAAGCAGTTCATATGCGCCCAAGCCATATAATCTAAGTTGAGGATTATCTATAGCTGAAACTTCAATGCCTTTACCGTATTTAAGGTCAATAATTTCAAGTACACCACCTGAAAATATAATGACATCACCAGTACCAAAAGATTCAGGGACGTATTTACCTAAATCCAATTTTGTTTCAAATAAAGCTATTACATCATTATCCCTACTCAAAGCTTCGTTATATTTTTCTTCTACATTAGCTACATACTCTTCAACATATTCACGCAACTCTTCACTGTAATATTGATTTCGCTTATAATTTTGAAAAGCTTTATTAAACTCAAACTGTGTTAGGCCTTCATATTTAAGACTGAAATATAACTCACTTAATTCATGGGCGAATGTACCTTCTTCAGCAAAAACTGAACTTTTATCTGCAATACCTTCACTTGCCTTAATACTCGGTGGGCAGTTTAGCCATTGTTTCGCACCACTTGCACTTAGCTTTGCATGAGCTCTATTTGAGTGATCTAGCTTCATGCATTAATTCTCGCTTCCATGAAATCAACAATTTTTTCATAATGTTCTTCTTTGATAGTAGATAGCTTATCCGCACCAAGTTCGTTAAGTTTATTTCTAAATTCTTTCTTATCAGAAGTATCTGCTTTTTTAAGGAACTCTTTTCCTACTGATAAAACATAATCTTTAGTTAAATCAGCAGAAGTTTCCTTAACTTCTTCAACTGATTCCAGTTGAGCTGTTTCATCTTTTGGCATTGGTGCTTCTTTAACTTTCTCTTGTACAATTGATGAATCTACAGTTGATAGTTCAGTATTTAGCACACGTAAATTCTTATTTAATAGTTTTAATTCTTCAAAAATACCTTCTAATATTGCCATTGATTAACTCCTCCTTAAAATTGGTTGGCTAAACGAATCATTAACTTGATGCGTTCTTCTATTTCTCTAGGGTCATCACTTTGTTCGTTTAATCTTGCCAATAACTCGAATTGTTCTTCTAATATCTCTTTCTTACGTTCTACAACAGTTAAATGTAACTGCGGTTCAACAACACGCCAGATACCCCAACTTTCCAATTCAATCTTTCCTTTTTTCTTAAGTCTTGAAAGTGTGGATTTTGCATGTGTTTTCGATACTCCAAAAACTTCAACAACATCATCAGAATTGAAATTGTCATATGTTGCAAAATGTGATAGTATTTTTTGTTGTAAGGTCATATTAATAACTCCTTATATAATTATTTAAGACAATTGCTCATCTTGCACTGTTACTTGCTCCAACAAGTAGCAGTTTCTTTATTCTTCATAAAAGTATTCCTTATAAAATATGAATGTTGCGATACTTGCGAATCCCGCAATTGACCATGCTGTAGTGAAGTATAGAAACGGCATGAGTACAATCGCTAAGACCGTGAAGCACAACACTGCTAATAGGTAGCTTTTATATGTGTCGCTCATTTGATAATCCTCCTAATACCATTTTTTATGCTTTCTGATCAAATACTCTTCTAATTTAGAAATATTAATCAATGTTCCCGTTGCTGAATAATCAATGTATAAATTTTCTACACCTAAATTATCTTCACGGTAATATTTCAACCAGTTGTATACTGTACTTCTACATACTCCAAACAATTGATGGATTTGTGTAGGTGTTGCGTATAACTTTTTCACAAATTTTTCTTCGCCTCGATATGTGTTTTCTGGTGTTGGTGGTATTATGATTTTTGGCATCTCTATCACTCCTTTAGATAAATGTTAAAGTTTGTTATTATTCGCCCTGTATTGAAGTTCTCTATCTAATGCATAGAAAACTTTGTTTATTTCTAAGTAGCTGTAATCACTTTTTTTAATAAGCTCTAATATTTCCGCTCCTAAGTTACGTTCCTTTTCCGTTAAATAGGATGAAGAAGCATCAGCTTTGCTAGAAACTTGTGGGACGCCTATACGCAATCCTTCTGATCTTGTGTTCATTTGTTTATGCTCCTTTCGTGTATAATGTTGTTATCAACCTAAGGAGGTGATAACATGCCCTTGATATCTGATGAATTTGATACACTTACTAAAGACCAACAATATATCTTGTCCGTACTCTACAAAGATTATTTAGAATGTGTAAAGTTAGGTTCGGTTAAATTAACCTGCAATAATTTTGGAAGTGCTAAAGATATACATACAAAGTATTTTCAAAAACTACATTTCGAAGATGTAAAATACGATTTAAATAAACTTAAAAACTCTGGGTTCCTAAACGGCGTGTATGCTAGTAACACTATTTATCATGTAACAATTTCAGACAAGACTGTTGTTTACTTTGAAAATGAGTTTAAAAACAATTTAAAAAGTATCATTGATAGCATTTCTAAAATTGCTTCAATAATTCCTGGTCTCTAGTTGGGTTTATAACTTCCCAATCATTTGCCATGAGGTCATCGGCTGAAGGTTGCCAATATCTGATAAGGTTTGTCCCATCGCTATTTGAAATGATGCATTGTAAAAAACTATCATTTGTTGGTAATATCTTAGTTCGATGACTTTCTTTCCAATCTTTCCGTGTCATAGAGACAAGATTTTTTGTAGCTATCTTAGTTGCTTCTTGAATGTTCATTTGTTGTTCCACCTTTCGTGTATAATGTTGTTATCAACCTAAGGAGGTGATAAGTATGAAAGCTTGTTTATATCTTTCTAATGATAAATTTGTTGAAATCGATAATTTAGAAAAAGTGATAAAGTCAGGTCATCGCGGAACTGTTGAAATATCAAAAGAAAAAATTAAAAGTTCCTTGTTCACTAATGGCTCATATACTTTTGTTGGAGACAAAATAGTAGCTATCGCTTCAGCTAAAATCGAATTCATAGAATTTATCGATTAATCTCTTTAAGCAACTCTGCAACTGCTCGCAACAGTTCAGGGTTGTTTCTTGTTTCTAAATTACTGTTTGCATGTTTTAGTAAATTGAGTTTTAATTTACTTTTTTCTTTAGCGATTCTAAATTTTTGTAACATTTGTTGTTCCTCCTTTTAAGATGTTTGTTTAAATTTCAAATTGGCTAATATCTACACCGTATTTAATCGCCATACTCTTAATCACTGAAATGTATATCTCAACCAATCTAGGTTCATCAGTAATCACATCTAATTTTGACAACTTGTTAATCTGGGTTTTCGTTGCACCATTCGCTAGCATTTTGCCTTTGCGGTTCTGCATACGAATTTTTAAATTACAGCGTCCTTTTTCTTCTAAAGCTTTATATGCTTCAGACTTAACTTTCTGGTGCATTGCTCCGCCACCTAAATGTTGTGCAATCGCAGATAACATTTTGTTTGTGTCGTTACGCCAGTTTTTCGTTTCAATACCGACAATGTGACGAATGCCTGTGATTTCTTGTTGCATTTGTTTGTTAAACTGTTCTTGGTCTTTTTGTGCTTTGAACATCATCTCTAATGCTTGCATTGGTGTTTGTGGTACATTAAGCTGTGCTTGTTGTTTAATGTATTCATCCATTTTATGAAATGCATCAACATAAGTTGCAGTAAACAAAATGCCTTTACTACCTGTCATCTTGTTTGCTACTATGTCGCAACCTTTTTTGGTTAGTAGGTAACAAGGTTGTACTTTGTTTTGTGAATTAACATAGGTGCTTTCTTCAAAGAAATTATGACTACTCAATTTTGAGGAGTCCTCTAAAACCTTGATATAACCTTTAATGTCTCTTACTAAATTGTCGTGTCGCTTTCCTATCATTTCCGCAACTTCTCTACTGTCTACATAATGTGTTTCGTTCTGTTCTACTATTTGTAATGCTTGCATTTCAGTTTCCTCCTTAAGTTAAAACTTTCTTTTTGCGTAAGTCTTCGTTAAAAAAAATATCTCTTCCTTCTTGAGGTGTCAATTCTAACGCAAAATAAATACCATTTATTACCGGGTACGACGGTTTCGTTCTCCCGTGAATCATATTAGATAAAGTATCTCTATTAACACCAATTTCTTCAGAAAGGGTTTTGATGTTATGTTCTTTCAAAGCCATTTTAGATTTCAAAAGTTTAGCATCTATAGGCATTTCTTTTCACCACCTTTCGTATTACGTAAGTAATCTTATCATGATGTTACGAAAGAGGTCAAGCACTTTACGAAAGTTTTTTAGAAAAATATTGCAAATGCCGAAAGTTTTCCTTATAATAGAACTATCAAGTAAAAGGAGCTGTATTACGATGTGCTTTTCAAAAAGAATGAAACAATCAAGAGAAAAACAAGGTATGACTTTGGCCGAACTAGGAAGAAAAATTGGTAAAACTGAAGCTACTGTACAGCGTTATGAAAGCGGAAATATCAAAAATTTAAAAAACGATACTATAGAAAGTATAGCTACTGCATTAAATGTTAATCCTGCATATTTAATGGGGTGGGTTGAAGAAAACGATGATGAAGTACAACATCGTGCAGCTCACCTTGAAGGAGAATTGACAGATGATGAATGGCAAAGAGTTTTAGATTATGCAGATTATATAAGAAGCAAACGTAAGTAAAGGATGTATCAGATGGGATTATATGAAGAAACTTTAATACAACATGATTATATTGAAATAAGAGAGGCTGATGTGCTTCCAGATAATTTGGATGGGGTATGGTTAGGAGATTTAATTTTAATAAAGCGTGGCTTATCAGATAGAGAAAAGGCAGGAATTCTCTTTGAAGAATTAGCACATAATAAACTTACATACGGTGATATAGCCGATTACTCGAAATTCAACAATCGCAAGTTCGAAAATTACGCAAGGCGACACGGCTTTATCTCAGCAGTCCCGTTACGCGAAATTGTGGAAGCTTACAATTATGGTGTACGTAACTTGTATGAGTTGTCTGAGTATCTGCAATTGAGTGAAGAATACATATTAGAAGCAATAGAACAATATAAAAAGATATATGGTATTGGGACTCACTACGGCGAATACTCAATTACATTTGAGCCATTGAGAGTTTTTAAATATAAAGAAATATAAACAAAGGAGAAATTAAAATGAAAAGATTATTAGGTTTAACATTAGCGAGTGCGTTAGTTTTAGGCGCTTGTGGTAGCCACGACGGCGATAAGAAAGAGGAAAGCAAAAAAACTGAAACAAAGAAAGATAACAAAGATAAAAAGAAAGAAACTAAAGAAAAAGCAGAAGCGAAAAAAGAAAATGCTAATCAAAACGATAACAATAATCAAGTAAACAACGAGAACAACACAAACGTTAACAACGATCAACAAACCAATAGACCTTTAACTAAAGACGAAATATCACAAAGAGTAAAAAATGGTCACAATGTTAACGGCATGGTAGATGCAGATGGTAATACTTGGTACCAAGCACAAGGCGCAGGTGACGTTATAGGTTACACAAAACCTGATGGTACACAATGCACAGTTGGTGGTTGTGTCACACCTCAGCAACAAGAACAAATAAACGAAGCTAATTATAAAGAGATGGAAAAATATGGGTATTCTCGTGAAAAATACGATGCAATTCAAAAAGAAGCTTCTAAACTTCAACAACAAAAAGAAAATGGAGAAATAACAGCAGAAGAATTTACTAATAGGTATATAGAATTATACGACTAAGTATCTTACAATCAATTAATTGTATTGTGATTAATAACGTCTATTTAGTGATTTAATATAAATATAAACAAAGGAGAAATTGACATGAAAAAAGCAATCTTAACTTTAAGTCTTATATTTATTACCTACTACCTCACTTTTAAATATATGTGGATTAAAGAATTGAAGTATTAACAGCTTTTTATAGCCCTTTAATATAAAAATCAAAAAACGCCTACTAGTGTAGACGTTGAATGGTGGTGAGAATTTTATGGCGGATAAAAACAAAAAACAAGAAGCTACCCGTAGTAACCCAATAAACAAAAGTTTTGAAAAGCCGGGTGCCAGCGAAAACTTAAAAAGTACTTTATCAGAAAAAGCTAAGAAAAAAGATTAATATTCATTCATTAAATATAAATCCAATTTAATTTGTTGTTTAAGGTCTACAAGTGTATGTTTAATATACAATTCATCGTTTGACGGTAAATCAGATACTTTGAAATCTTGTCGCTCAACCTCTAGTAAATCGAAATCGCTACCAGCTGAATTATAGGTTTTAAGTTCACCCTCTTCAATGATTCTGTTTTCAAAGTCTTTAATAACTATAAATACTGGTTTACCGTTGTTATTAAACAACTTGTCTCTTTTGTCTAATAAGCTTATACAATCCAAATTCATAAACTTTCTTGTTTCATTAATTAACCAGATAATGAATTTAACAATTAAAGGATTAAATACAAGCACTGTTAAAACAAAAATAATTAGAAACCAAATATTTGCTTTTAGACCTGTAAGCAACTGAAGTAAACTCAAATTTTTTAAATCAACATTATTAAAAATTATAAAAGTATAAAACCATATCAAACATGTTTCAATAGAAAAAATCAATAATACAGGAGTATTGATAATCTTGTTTTTTTCACTAACTAAACCTATCATTGTTAGATATTTATATGGTATGTAACCTAAAACTCCTGTAAGAAGAAGCGCCCCTAGAAATTGAGTCATCTTATCACCTACTTTTTATTTTATTATAACATATTTAGTACCTAGTACTAAATTTTGGGTAGCCCACCTACCCTTATTATTTTTTACAAATTTACAGAACGTACGTTCCTACAGGAGGTATAAACATGTGGATTGAAAAATTTAAAAACAAAAATAACGAAACTAAATACAGATATTACGAGAAGTACAAAGATCCATACACAGATAAATGGAAGCGCGTAAGTGTTGTGTTGAACAAGAATACAAAACAATCTCAAAAAGAAGCAATGTTTCGTTTAGAAGAAAAAATAAAAGAAAAACTGAACAACAAGTCGTCAAGCGAATTAAAAACTTTGACTTTTCACGCGCTATTAGATGAATGGCTTGAATATCATATAAAAACATCAGGTTCAAAGTTGACTACTCTTAATAATATAAAAATAAGAATTAGAAACATTAAACGATACAGCTCTGAGAACTTGCTTTTAAACAAACTAGATACAAAATATATGCAGATATTTATTAATAAATTATCAGATATCTATTCTCAAAATCAAGTAACCCGTCAACTCGGAGATATGAAAGGAGCTATTAAATATGCAGTTAAATTTTACAATTATCCAAATGAATATTTGTTAACTAATGTCAAAATTCCTAAAAGAAGAAAAACAATAGAGGATATCGAAAAAGATGAATCTAAAATGTACAACTATTTAGAAATGAACCAAGTCCTACAGATACGTGATCATATACTAAATGATAATAAGTTACACAAGCGAAATCGCATTTTAATTGCCAGCATCTTAGAAGTACAGGCTTTAACAGGTATGCGCATAGGAGAACTACAAGCACTGCAGGAAAAAGATATAGATTTATTAAACAAAACTATTAATATAACAGGTACAATTCACCGCATTAAATACGAGGATGGATTCGGATACAAAGACACTACAAAGACTATAAGTTCAAAAAGAAGTATCAGCATCAATTCTAGAACCGTAGAAATTTTTAAAAAGATAATACTGGAAAACAAAATGTTGAAAAGATGGAATTCGAGCTATGTTGACAGAGGGTTCATATTCACAACAAAAAAAGGGAATCCTTTATGTAATAATCAAATCGCCGGTGTGCTTAAGAAAACTACAAAAGCTTTAAATATGAATAAGAAAGTTACCACGCACACATTTAGACATACACACATAACTTTATTAGTAGAAATGAATGTTTCTTTAAAAGCAATTATGAAAAGGGTAGGACATGTAGATGAAAAAACAACCATTCGCATATATACTCATGTAACTGAAAAAATGGATAGAGAACTAACTCAAAAACTCGAAAACATTCCAAGTTAGCTTAAATCTGCCCTTTTTTTGCCCTTATATTTTTTACAAGCTTTATAAAACGCTTGAGAACACTGGCGTTAAAGCTTTTCTTGAAATAAACATATCATCATAATGTGATGGTTCAAATATCATTTGTACAATCAAAGGCTTCATGTTCTTAACAATATCATCTAAATGGTTATCTAAAATTGGTGACACTGCTTTTAAATCATTAAGAAAAGGCTCCCATTTGCCTAAAGTATTATCTAATTCTTCTAATTTAGTTTTAATATAATTACAAGTTACATTAGGAATCAGGGACAAAAATTCTTTCTTTTTTACATTTAACATTTCAATTGCATGTCTTAAATTCTTACGTATTTTGGGAATTGTATTAATCAAATATTTTATTACATCGACAATTTTCGATGCATATTCATCATATATACCTTGAACATAGTCTGCTATTTTTTTAATACCATCATCGATATGGTCTTTTAATATTTTCATTTTTCTTCCTAAATAATTAGAAGGTATAACTAGACCCTGTACCATATTTTCGCCGCTACAATTAATTTGAAAATTTCCATCTAAAATTGTTGCATCTTGTTGTTTCATAATACTTCTAATATCTGCAATTTGCCTACCATAAATATCATTTTGATTTTTTATTTGGTCTATATTCTGTTTCACTACTTTCAAATGTTTCATCATTTCTTCAGATACTCCATCTCTGAAGTCGTGATCTATATTTTTGAAAATTTCTAAAATTTCATTATCTATACTATCATACACTTTTTCTATAAAAGATTTTATACCTTTAAACAACTCATTAATTCTTTCTTTTAATGCATCCAATGCAAAATCAGGTAATAAGTGTTTAACAGCACTAATACTTTCTATTGTTTCATCTGCAACTTCTTCAAGTGAGTTTATTTTACTAATTAAAGTTCTTTCCATTTCTTCTAACTGAAATAAGTTAATCTTATCCTTAAATCCTTCTGATAATTGTTTCTTTCTATCTGCAAAATTTTTATTTTCATTTTCTGAGATGTTAAAACTTTCATTTAAAAAGATTACGCATTCTGCTAACATACCACTTGTTTCACCAGTAATCAGTTTACTCAACGCATCAAGATTTTCTAAATTAAGTTTAATTAAAGTTCCTCTTCCAGAACGTGCAATCGAATCTCCTGTCCAAACATTTATTGGAATTCGCCCATCCATATCTAATGTTATGTTAATAGTCTTTTTTACTTTTTTTCCATTTTTAATTTCTGTATCTTTTACCGACTTTATTTTGATTAGTGGTACAGTATCGTATGTGTTATCTTTTCTATTTAACTTCCTTTTATAACCTACATGGCTGTCTATTAAAGTATCTAACCTGGGCACACCATCATTAATGTTAACGCGTTTTCCTGGCATATCTTTGATGAATGGATCTTGTAACCATGTTAATAAATCGTTGGTACTATTAAAACTAATCATATTATCAAAGCGTGGTCTAGCAAATTTCTGCCAAGCAGCATAAGGAATCATTGCTGAGTCAGTAGCAACAACTTTTTCATTCGGATGTTTCGCTCCTTGATATTTTGCTCCTGCACCGCCTTCCGAATTACCGCCATCCGCCACAATGGTTTTGTTTTTGAAGTTACTTGATTCCATTCTATATTTTTTTAAAAAATCACTATTTGATAATCTATCTGCATCTTCTAACTTTATTTTATATTGATTTGATAATTGATCTGTTTGCTTTAAATAATCTGTGCTTTCATTATCATTATTCATTAATTTAGCATTTTGGAGCCAATCATCTCCAAACCCCGATGATTTTAATGGATTATTTGGATTAATTGCCTCATTAGATGTTCCTTGATAAATTATTGTCTGTTGACCAGTTGGTTTACTTTTATCATCTAATAACTCATATATTTTAATATCAGCAGCACCATTCAAATTACTATTCTTATCATCATTATAACTGTCTACTTGTTTAAACCTTTTTCCATTAACTTTAAATTCTTTTTTTATATCAATATTTTGATAAACCCAGTAACTACTTAATTCTGTTAAATCCCTATCATTAATTTTATTCATCTTTACTGTGCACCCCATATTCTATTGGACGATTATCATCATAAAAGGCTTTCTTAGTATTAATAGTGGGTTTCCCTATTTGTATTGTGATTGTAGATTTATCTGGTTTATTTTTTAAATTATATAATTTATCACTTAGTTCGATTACATCATCTACTGTATTGTCTTTAGTAAAGTTTTTCTTAGTAGAAAAAAGTGTAGCAACAGCATCTGTATTTGCAGCGTAATTCACTTCTTTTCTTGCTCGTTCCATTCCTTCTTTAAATTCTTTATCATTTTTTCGAATCAGTGGTTCATAATACTTTCGATATTCTTTTAAACTTCTAGAAGAGTATGTAATATAAAAATATTCATTTTTATATCCGACATTTTGTGTCTTGTTAATTGCCTCTTTTGTAAAGCCTGTATATTGATATTTCTTTTCATTTTCTTTGAAGAATTTATATAAGTTATCATACTTTTCTTTTTGCGCTCGATATTCAAAGCCACTCAGCACTGTACCCACCATCATACTCATATCATCACCATTGTCATTACTGCGCATTGATCCTTTTTGATGGATGGCATCTTTGTACAAAGGTAGACTTGCATTAAATACAATGCCATGATCTTCACAATGCACATAAACTTCTACACCATCATCTTTACCTACAACATTTGTAGCTTTAACTTTTAGTCCAAAGTTATCTTTAAAGAATTGTTCACCTACTTTTTCAAATTCTTTACGATGCTTCTTCGCAAATTCAATCGCATTTTTTTCTGCAGGCGGTTGAAAGCCTTGGCCTACATATTTTGAAGCTTCCATTTCTTCTGGTACAGATTTTGTTTCTGTTTTTGTGTCTTTTTTTGATTCATTTTCCATCGTGGAACATCCCCCTAAAATTAATGTCGTAGCTAAAACTGATCCAATGAATTTTTTCAT